TAGTTCTCTCAAGAGATCGTTCTTTACCTCTACGTGCAAGAGCATCTTCTAAATCATTAATTAATTCTTGACGATACTGAGACTCTATAAGAGCACTCTGTACCATCGCATCACGTATAGCAGCAAGATTAAAATTAATTTTAGCTAACTCCGCAATAATTCCATCCATTCCTGTAGCCATAACAGGTGTAGTATCAATTTCTGGAATTATAGTTTCATTAGGAAGAAGACTCTGAGAAATATTATCTAAAACTTCTACTGGTGAATATTGAATATCTGGTTCAGGATCCCCTGTTTTCTTACCACCCAAAAATGCAAGAGCACCATCTTTAGTTGGTTTATCTTTATTAATTTGATCTTTATCCTCACCACCACCTAATAATTTTTGTATTCCTTCACCAAGAGCACTAAAACCAGCAAATGAAGCACCACTCCTAAGAAGTTTTTGTGCCGCATTTAATTTCTTTGTATTCTTAGCACCTGTTTTAATTGACTTTATTGCAGGTGTTTTCTTAAATAAGTTTTGCCAGAAACCCATTAACCTAGACCTTTCTCTTGTTGTTGTTTAAGTTTTTCAGCTTCAAGGTAATTTTTGAGAAGAGTAACATAAATTTCTCTTTCCCAAGGAATCATATTCTCAATCTCAGTCAAGCTATATTTATGATATTGCATTAAAGAAAAATTCAGTTCATAGTATGACTCAGCACTGATATGAGCCATACCTATGCGAAAAAACTGGCCAGTCCCTCCAAATTGACGGTAGATTTTACGTTAGTATTAGGATTAACTATTTCTGTAGTATAAGATAACTTAGGCATTGTATTAAAGAAGTTTTCAACCTTTTTAAATTGAGTTGAATTTAACTGTTCTACAAATTCAATTAATTCCTTCTTACTACAATCTTTTGATTCCCATGCTTCTTCATCACTAAACACCATTTCAATAGCAGTTGCAATAATATTAAAGGTATTATCAGAACCTTCATCAAAATTAAAATTATCATCAATGAATTGATCCAATGATGGATACTTCATTCTAATGGTATAAGTATCATCAATCTTAATATCATTATTATGATCTTTTGGTTTATTTACTTGTATTTCATCTATAAAGATAGTAACAGGAACTTTGGTTTCCTTGTCATCGGGACATGTTACTAATACATCTACACTTTCACCAACTGATCTTGCACGAATATGTAAGAACAAATATTCAATATCAAATGTAGGGAGTTCATCAACCTTAACTCCTCTAGTTAAAATACAATTTTTAAGAACATCTTTTATTGCTATACTGATGTCCTTCATATTACCACTTTCTACAGCAAGAACTAAAACTTTTTCTTCCTTGACTAGAAATGGTCTGTATTTTATTTTCTTTCCATTTGACGGTAATTTCAGTTCAAATGTAGGCGTTACAATCTTTGGTAAAGGCATAATAAGCTTTTCAGTATTTTATATAGGGAGGTTATTTACAGAGTAGTAAAATCAAACTTATCAGCACCAGGAATGATACTTTTTTCTGTTTGTTGTTTTATTTCTTGTTGTATTTCTTGTTGTATTTGATTTGTAGAAGATTCCTCTGTTTTACGATCCTCTGTTTTAGACTGTGATGATGTTGCCAATGGTCTTGTTCCAAAACCACCCATCCAAGGATCAAAAGAATCTGAAATTCCACGATAACCAGCTCTTTTAATAACACTTGTTACATCACTCATTATATACCTATCATATCTAAAAGTAACATTCAATTGAAGCATATTACCTCCAGCATAATTAACAGGAGTTGATGCTACTGAAAGAGGCCATGCTTTATAAAAAGTATATCTTAATTTAACATTCTTTCTTGCATCCTTACTTACTCCATAATCTTTATTAAATTTAGTTATACCTAAAGTACACTTATAATCTTTAGGATAATTAAGAGTCATGACTCTATTATCCTTTGAAGTATAACGATCAGAATGAAGAGGGTTTATTAATTGATTCCACGCTTCAAAAAATCTAAGAACTCTATATTCTCTATCTACCATAAATGTAAACGTGACATCATCATATATTCTCTTAAAAGGAACTCTTTCAGTAATACCTTGTCTATCACCTGCAATTTCTATATCTGCAAAAGATGAACCTGGCAAAACAGCATCAGAAACATATAATCCTAAATCTTCATCAACAAATCTAGCATCCAGTCCTATTTGAGAGGCTGCATTATAAATATCCCCATTAGGTTTAAAATAAACTTGATACTTATTATCAATCGCTACAGTTTGAAACCTAGACTTGATATCATCTATAGCATATTTTTTTGGCATTCTTGGTCTGGACATAAATCTAAATAGATATCAGCTAGTTAATCAGCTTTATTTATGAGCTATAGTGGAAAGTATAGACCTAAGAATCCTACCAAGTATAAAGGTGATCCCAAAAATGTCATTTATAGGTCGTTATGGGAACGTAAATTCATGATGTACTGTGATACAAATAAACAAATCCTTGAATGGGGAAGTGAAGAATTTGCAATACCATACAGAGATCCTGTTAGTGGTAGGAGAAGACGTTATTTTCCAGACTTCTATATTAAATACATTGATGCTTCTAATAAGACTCGAAGAATGGTAGTAGAAGTGAAACCAGCAAGACAATGTAAAGAACCAATATCAAATCCACCCAAGAAAACAAAAACTTGGATGAATGAGGTTTATACATGGGGTATTAATCAAGCCAAATGGAAAGCTGCAAAAGACTTCTGTGATGATAGATTATGGGAATTCAAAATCATGACAGAAAAAGAGTTAGGTATTAAATGACTATTGCATCAGAAATAATAACAGCATCAGGAAACCGAAATCGCAGTCGTGATTGGTATCGTAATGCATTAATGGAAGTATTAGGCAATTATCAAGGGCCTGAATATGATGATCCTGGCGAATTTGGTAATGTATCAGGATCAGTTGAAGTTGGTGAAATGTATTTCTTTGGTTATATTGCAACAAAACCAGAAAGATTGCATCATTATGACCAATTTCCTATAGTTTATGTCATGAAAGCTACCAGTGATGGGTTCCTTGGAGCGAATTTACACTACATACCAGTCAAATTAAGACAAGGTGTCGCATTAAGCTTTCTAAATAGTGGCGGCGGTGTATCAGTACCAAATAAAACCATTCATAGGTATTATTTTAGTGGTATACAAACTGATATTATGAGAGTCCCAGAATCAGAAATGGCAGAAGTGTCTATTTTACCAACAGCAAAATTCGTTGAAACCACATCAGGTGTTGATTATCCAGACTATAAAGTTTGGAGGGCTAAATAATGGCTATAGTATACAATACAACTCGATTTAAAATTAAAGATGGTCAAAAATATTATTTGGCTGTGGATAATACATTAAATAATGAAACATATAGTGTTTATAGTTTTACTGATAACAGTGACTTTGATAATAAAACAGGTACTTTAATATACACTGAAAAATTAAGAGGCCTAAAAAAAGGTGCTACAGATGATCTAATCAATGCTAATGCAACTTTAATTGATGGTTATGGGTCGATAAAATTTATGGACATGGTGAGAGAACAAATAATTAAGGGGATTACAAAATAATGGGATTCGGAAACTTAGGACTAGATGATGATCTAGTACAAAATGCAATTGCTTCTGAAAATAAAGAGGAACAAACTGGAGAAACTAATACACCTCAACCAGCAACTGAAGATGCAACTGAACCAAAAACTTTATCAGTTCTTAATAGACCAATAAGAAAAATTGGTGGCGGTGGAGTATTACAATATCCTGTTGATCTAGACACAGATATACAAGACTATTTTGAGATTCAAATCTTCAAGTACAGAAAAGCATCAAGATTGCCTTCTGCAACTAAAGAGACTGAAAATAGTTTATCGGGATTTAGTAGTTTTTCTAACCAAAGAGGACTAAGACAGAATCAAAGATTACAAGAACTACAATCAACAATACAATTACCTATACCAAACTCAGTCAAAGACAATAATGTTGTTGGTTGGGGTGAAGGAGAGATGAGTGGAATACAGGGTGATTTGATGAATGAAATTGCAACTAGTTTATTGGATCAAAAGTTTGAAGATAGTGAGAAGGGAGTACAAGGAATTATTAACTCAATAAAAGGTGTTACTGGTGATACTTTTGGTGTTGCTAAAGACTTAATTAATAATCCACAAATAAGAAGAAGAAAAACACTAAGTATGATTAATGCTGCAACTTCACAACTTGGAGTTGGTATTGATGTTACTCAAGCATTATCAAGATTTGGAGTTGTAGAAAATCCCAATCTTGAATTATTACTCAAAGGGCCTTCTCTTAGATCATTTAGTTTTAATATTAGATTTACTCCACGTAGTCCAGAAGAATCAAGAGTAATACGTATGATAATAAGAGCATTCAAACAACATTCAGCTATAAAAAGAAATGGACAACTAGGAAATAATGCTTTTACAGGGGCTTCAGGTTCTACTGGTGAAGGTAATTACCTCTTAGGAACACCAGACGTATTTAAACTTAGGTACATAAAAGCAAGAACTCAAAAAGATATTAAAGGTTTAAATAAATTTAAAACTTGTGCTTTAACTGGAGTATCAGTTGATTATACAGGTGAATCAGGAAGATTTTCTGCTTATGATGAAGATAGTCAACCAGTTACCACTATTATAAGTTTATCGTTCTCAGAACTATTACCAATCTACGATACAGATTATAGTGAATTTACCACCGATGATGATGTAGGTCTCTAAAATGTCTAACTATTTCAGAAAATTACCAGATTTAGATTATCCGTCTCTGTTAAAAACCAAACAGAGTAATGTTGATTATGTCAAAACAAAGAATCTCTTTCGTAGAGTAAAAGTAAGAGAAGACTTGTTTGGAAATTTCATGCAATTTGATAAGTATAAGATAGAAGGTGATGACAGACCAGATAATGTGGCAGAGAAAGTTTATGGTACTGATGAATATGACTGGATAGTATTAATGTCAAATAATATCATTGATCTTAAAAATGAATGGCCTATGGCAAATAATGATTTTAATACTTATATAACAGAAAAATATACACATGAACAATTGGTAAAAGTTCACCACTATGAAACAATTGAATTTAGAAGTAAGAAAAATCAACTAATTGTTGAAGGGGGAAAAGAAGTTGATGTAAATTTCAAAGTGGAATATTATGATGGTGGACAAATGAAATCAGTATCACCATTAAAATCAGTTTCTTACTTTGAGTATGAAACATTGAAAAATGACGATAAGAGAAATATAAACCTATTGAAACCAGACCTAATAGGACTCTTCCTCAAAGATTTCAATAGAATCATGAAATATGATAAATCATCTCAATACGTCAATAAGGGTCTTAAGAAAACAGAGAATATTAGATTAAAATAAAAAAAATCCCTGGCCACCAAAATGGTCAGGGAATTTTTTTAGCGCTTTTTTGGAATTAAAAATCGAAATAATATGGCCTACTCTTCAGCAAGTTTTTGGAAGTAACTTAGTGCATCATCTGCATCCTCATCAGGAGCAGCAACTGCAACAGGTGTTCTAGTTGGAACACGAGCTTCACCCAAATCTTCTAACTGACCACGAGAAGTATCTTCCTCTTCTACTACAGGAGCAGTTCTCTTAGCACCAAGTACATAATCAAGACGAGTCTTCAAATCTTCATAAGATTTAAACTGACTAGTAGAAACTAATTCTTGAAGAGAATACTCTTTCTTCCATACAGCTTCTAATGCTTCATCATCATCTAGAAGTGGGGCTGGAGCAGCGAACTCAGAACTATCATAGTTCCAGAATCCAGCAACTTTTTTGATCTTAATCTTAAAGTCGGCACCCTGCCAAAAATCAAATGGATTGATTGCATTTTCATCCTCAAACTCAGGTTGCATTGCTTCCTGAATCTTATCAAATATTTTCTTACCAAACTTGTAAAGGAATACACCACCTTCATTAGAAGGATTAGCTGGATCTTTTACAACGTAGATATTTGCATAATATGATAACTTACGTTTCTGTTTACGAGCTATTTCTTTATCCGAATCAACACCAGAGTTCCATAGACGAGAATTATGTTCCGATACTGGATCCTTTGAACCTAACGTAGTTAATGAATTTTCCATGTACCAACCGCCAGGGCCTTGAAATGCATGAGAATACATTTTTACCCAAGGAATATCTTCCTTATCAGGTGCAGGTAGGAAACGAACGACTGCATATCCATTACCAGATTTATCAACTTCTGGTTT